CACCGGGTCCAGTTCCCGGACGGCACCCGGATCGACGTGCTGCCCGCGGCCGTCAGCCAGACGCTCTCCGCGCCGACCTACGAGGTGGGCCAGGACGTCACCGTCTGGCCCGACATCGGCACGATCGACGCGATCGGCGGCAGCCGGGTGACGCTCACGCTCACCAAGTCCAAGCGCATCCCGCGCGTGGCGCATATTGAATGGAACCCGACGGTCACGGTGCCGCTCTGGCGCATCATCCTCGACAACGACGGCCGTCTGCAAAGGAACTACGGATGAACTACGCGAACCCGAAGGGCTGGCGCGATCGCCGGCGCAAGGCGCGCGCAAGGGCGCGGAACGCGAAATCGGTGGAGGAACGCGCGGCCATCGCCGCCACCCGCCGGGCTTTCTACGAGGCCGAGGCGCGCGGCGAGGTCGTCACCCAGGCGCCCGCGCCGGATCCGACCCCGGAGGCGCCCCGCGAGTTGACCCGCGACGAGATGATCGACCGGCTCCGCAGGGCCGGCCAGTTCGTTCACCCGAAGTCCAAGGACGAGACCCTGCGGAAAAAGCTGGAGGATCTCGA